AATCCCCAACCACTGTTTCTATCAAAAGTGTCCCATGCTTTAGGTAAAGGAGTTGAACCTCCACCACCACCACCAGAACCACTATTATTGATTGTAGTGTTACCAGAATTAGAAGTGGAACTATCAGCAACAACAAAACCTCCCGTAGCATCATTTAATGTTTCTGCCGCCTCCGCAAGAGTTTCAGCAGACTCAGCATTTTTCTTTGCTAGTTCTGCCTCTTCCTCTTTTTTCTTTAGGTCTGCTTGCTTTAAGTCTTCTCTCTCTTTTAATGCTGTTGCAACTGCCATACCCGTTTCTTTTTGGGCAGTTATATAGTTCAGTTTTGCTGTCTTAACACCTTCGTTATTATCTATAGAACTCTGTAAGGTTGCTCCAAACACCCCTGATGCAACTGCAAGTCCTTTTGGTGCCGCTTTTATTGCGGCAAGTGTTGCGGAAAATAATGCTCCTGGGAGTGCTACTATTTTTGCCATCTTCAATTTTATGTCTGCCCATGCTTGTTTCATCAGAGGTTTAAATCCTGCCGAGATTATATCAATCGTCATAAATAATCTATCGAAAAAGGCATCAAAAATCTTTGTGGTTGCATCCTTAAAACTGAAATTCTTCAGTGCTTCTTTTACGTTGTCAAATCCAAGTAGACCTGCCATAAATCCAAAAATATTTTTTAATAGGTCTAGTGGAAATGCAATGAACCCTTGAGCAATACCCTCAATCGCTCCAAAAGTGAATGCATATAACTTTTTGATAATACCTTTTGCTCCACCCATATCTTCACCACCTAGTTTCGAAAACCTCTTTTTTATACCTGATAATGCATCAATCGCCATAAATATCCAAAATGTAAAGGGGTTTAACTTACCGAGGATTGTACCAAATGTTTTAAGTCCAAATCCTATCTTTGAGAGTAATCCTCCTGCTTTAGCAGTTTTATTTACAGAATCTTTAATGGTTTTTCCCATTCCTCCAAACGCAAGTTGCATTCTAGCAAGAAATTTTGTTGCTATTCCTGCTTGGTTGAATGCCTTCATCTGTGATAAACTTGTAACATTCTTACTTTTAAACTTGTCTTTACCAAATAAACTCTTACCCACGAATGTTTTATTATTTGCGGACATCTTCTTGGTTGCTTGAAACCTATTGTTTAAAGCGATTGCCGCCTGATTTGTCTCTTTGAACTTTTTGGCAAGTGCTACAGGTAACGATGCGGCAGTTAAACCTGCCCTTAGAACTTTTCCAAATGGACCCTTAACATCCTTTGAGAATTTAAATAAAGTTGTTCCCGCTTTGTTTAATCCTGTTATGAATTTATTGAATTTATCAGATATAAATTGTACTCCAGGTATATTTTTAGCAAAGGTTTTTAGTCCCTTTCCAAAATCTGAAAATCCTTTTGCTGTTAATCCTAACGCATTTCTAAATTTTGCAAAAAACGCTACTCCCAAAATAGTAGATAATTTGTTTCCAAATATCTCATTAAACATTCCCATTTCTTTGAGTTTTGGTGGTTTTATTGCCTTAGTAGCAACACCTGCAACACCTGCACCACCTGCAGGCGCACCTTTACGGTTTCCTTTCTTTAGTTCATTAAGTGTTTCTTTTCTATCCCCTGCTTCTACTCTTTGTTGTTTGAAATAATCACTGAATAACTTATTTCCTTGAATAGTAAGAGCAAGAAGTTCCTCTATCCCCTGCGCAGTTTCTCTAATATGATAGGCATTTGTCCCACCCTGTTGAGACTCTACTCGCTCTTGCTGTAGTCTTTCAGTTGCTTGATTTAATGCCATTAGTTTACCCTAATTAATATTTCTGTTGTTTTTGTTTCTCTGCCTCTTTTTCGAGATGGTCTTGTAACAATGTTAAATAGACTTCTCGTTCCCACGGCATCATATGTTCAATATCAAAAAGCGAATACTTAAAATGTTGCATCAATGCAAAGTTAGTCTTGAAATGGTTTACGAGACTATCATGTGAGAGGCATACTAAAAAAAATCTGACAGACCCTCCAATTTCTTTTTATTTTCATGACCACACGAAACACATGACCACTCTACTTCTTGTTGAAGTGTTGGAGAACTACTTAAATATTCTCCTACCTTTTCAAACTGTTTTGTAGTCATGGAGTCAATAAAATCTGTCATCTCTTGGTTTGTCCATTCTGTAATTCTTTCATCTGGTGTATTGACAGATAGGACACATTCTTCTATCATAAGTAAACCAAACTTTGATTCCGACATTCCCTCTTTATAGTTTTTTAGAAAAGATACATATGATGGATATTTTAGTTCTAATGTTATTTCAGGAGTGAGTTCTATAACATTACTTACTTCTTTTTCTTGTTTAACTTCTGATTGTGTAATATCTATAGTTACATCTGTATATGCTTCACATTCTTCACTCAGGCAACTCCCTGAGAGAACTGAGGTTTCACCTACAGACTTTGCTCTTATATGAACAAACAAATACTCAACATCAAAGGTTGTTAACATTTGAGCATTTAATGATTCATATACACAAGCAACAACAGTGTCAACCATTGCTCTCATTGCAGTCTTTTCGTCTTTTGCTTCAAATGCTTGAAGTAGTACTTTTTCTTCTTTTACAAGATAAGGTCTATAGGTTACAGTCTTTTTAGTAGAAGGAACCACAATATCATACTTGATTGCTTCGTTTAACTTAGGTAGTGCCATAATATTATTTATTCTCCGTTTGTTTATAATATAAGTTATTTATAATGAAACTAAAACAGTCCTCGTGCAAACTGTATTGCACCTCCGACCAATGCTTCACCTGCTTGTTGTGTTTGTAGTTGTTTGTTTGTTGCGCTTCTCCAATTTGTATAGGATAACTGAACACTAACTTCGAGTAGTTGATTTTCGTTTCCTAGTTCCAGTGCAACCAGAGATGTTGGATATGCATCAAATAAAACACAGGTATATACAATATCATCAGGTTGTAGTACATCAAGGTCGAACTCTCCTTGTGCAAAATCTATTGGACCTAATCTTGGAAGTCTTCCTCTTATACTTGAGGGTATTTTACCCGCATCAAATAACTTCTTTCTTGCCACTGGGAACGAAACTCCCTTTCTTATCTGTTGTATAGTAACTTGTTTAGAATATTCGTTATGATAACCTATCTCTTTTGTATCTTGATTTATAACTAAGTCTTGCCATCTTTCAAAATAATCTTTAGCACTATAATCATTTAGAAGGTAGAATGACATAGTAACATCATCTGAAGCATAACCATATGCAACTTTCTTCATTTCCATTCCCGAACGTTTTTCTGCAGATTGCATTTGTCGACCTGGAAGATTTACTGTCTTACAAAGTAAAGACATTGATTCTGATGATGATTGATTAATTGATGGTAAAGTGACCTTGAACATATTGCCCATTGCCATACCGCCACCTGCAGATATCTCTGAAAGAAAATCGTCTATTCGTACTACCATTTACTTAACTTCCACTTAACATTTTTCTTGAATCTTTATACGCAGTAAGAGGATTGGGTATCTTCTCGAACTGTGCTATCGGAAGGAATGTTGCAATCTCCCACTCAGGGGCAGGAACTCTCGCGAACTGACTTTTTACATGGGCAGTAAGATAATGTTTAAAACACGGTTTGAAATATCTCATACTACTCATACCCTTGAGTCTTTCATATGTAATCTCAAACTTTGCGTTAGGTGACTTCTTACTTGTAGCAACTTCCATTAATGAGTCTAACATCTTTGCCCTTAGTATAGGGGGAAGATAATGAAGGTTCAATCCGTAGAAACCTTTCTCAGCAGGTCCAACTACGACGACCAAAGGAAACTTATCATAATAAGGTAGTGTATCCTTTGTCTTTGGGTCATAGAAGAACATCTGCATAGAACCAATGATTTCTTCTCCACCTCTTTCGAGAGGGTCTTCTTTCATTAGGTTTTTACGATTAATTCCACGCAAATCCTTTGCACGTTGACGAAACCACTTGCGTGATTCATCGGTACGAGGGTTTACTCCTGCGCGGAATGCTTCTCTTGATAGGGTATCAAAGATGTTACTCATACGTCTATTTATACTATTTTTTACGACGTTTGTAAGGTTTTATTGGTTTTAATGGTTTAGTTGACTTGGGTATAATAGACTTCAGGGGTTCGTTCTTCTCAGTCCATATTACAAACTCCCAACCCCTGTCCTTGGCATATTCTTCTGCCGCTTCCCATTTGTTCACGTTCTTAATATAAGTCAAACTCTCAGTAAGATATCTCTTTGTCCTTCTTGCACCCTTGGGTGGTCTTGTCTGTCCATCGGGTTTTATCTCTACAAGGAATGTCTTACCCTGTTTAGTTGAAAGTTTTAAGTCCATAAAGTATCGGTGATACTTCCTATCTACTTCGTATAGATATGGTATAACAACTTCTTCGGATGACCACTTTACTATATTTGGATTGTCATCACACCACTTGAAGGCATGTCTTTCCCAGAGAGAACGATAGATGACCTTGGTTGGGTCACCCTCATACTTAGATGGATTTTTTACTGAATATCTTCCAGAATATGCCATAAAAACCTTATAAATAGACTTGACTATAAACTATTTAGTAGAGAAATAAAAGATGGCACGTAAAAAAAATAGCGTTAGATATCAATATCCAGAAAATCTAAAAAGGGATACACAAAAGAGTTATATTTCTTTTCAGACTTATGAAGAAGAGGGTCTTACTATAAGTGGTATACTTAAAAGGACTAATACAGACCAACGTGTTGCGAATACACAAGATGGTGACGGTGATAATGGTGGAAAGTATGGTGGTACGAAGGGTGCGTTACTCAACGCCGCCATTGGTCTTTTAGACAAAAAAAGTGCAGGTGCTGACCAAAGTTTTCAAGATATCAATTTTTCAGGTGGTAAATTTAACGATATTATAAATAAGGGCAAGGATTTTTTGAGTGGAAATATTGTAGAGTTATATATGCCTATATCCATAACATTTCCAGA